CAGCGGCGTATTGTTACAGAATTGGCGCAGTTAAAAATGGCGATTTGAGACAAATAGCTTTCGTGCCGATTTGGGCTGTGCGGCGTGGGCGCTGATTAAAGGCTGGAACCACAGGCATCTGGCCGCAGCCCGCGAATTTGAACAGACAAAATGCTCCTAAAGATTGTGCGTTACGGGATTCGACTATTACGCTGAATGGTGAGTAATTGGAGGGAAAGACCATGACGGCCTTACAGGCTTTACGTGCAGCAGCGTCGCATGAATCCTTAGCCTTGGTTATTGACGACCACGTCGCCAAGAAGGTGGCGGTCGCATGGAAAAATTACAGTAGCCCGTTTACGGATTTTGAAGTCGCGCCATGCACCCTAGAGAATTTGGTGAATCTGGCGTGGAGAAACGTGCAGCTAGACGGGGCATCCCTCGCTTTCCTGGCAGGGGAGGACGCCGACGAAACCGAGCGGGCCTTTAACCTCCTTCGCCGCTTGGCCCTCATTTACCCGGACGGCACGGTTTATGAGCCGTTACTGGCCATTATTCGAAACGAACTCGCGCAGAAGATTAGGGAGATCGCCCAATGATAAATCACGATATTCGCACCATGTCCTTGGCCGACCTTACGGCCGCACCGTATAACCCGCGGCAGATCACAGAGCAAGCCCTCCAGGGCCTGACGCAATCGGTGAAACGGTTCGGCCTTGTCCAGCCGATCGTCTGGAACCGGCGCACGGGACATGTGATCGGCGGGCATCAGCGAATCAAGGTACTCGAGGCGCTCGGAGCTAAAGAAGCGGCGGTCGTGGCGGTCGATCTTCCCGAGACGGAGGAGAAGGCTCTCAATGTAGCCCTCAACAGTCCTGTTATCGTCGGCGAATTCACCGATGAGTTACAGGGGCTCTTAGATGAGATTCGAACCAAGGATCCGGTGATGTTCGACGATTTACTGTTACGGGAACTGATCCAAGATCTAGCTGTCCCTCTCCCTCTGGTGGAGGAAAGTTCACTCCTCGCACCTCCGGCCGAGCCGATCACGCAAAAGGGCGATTTGTGGAAACTGGGCGACCACCGCTTATTGTGCGGGGACTCCAAGGCGATCACGGATTTTCAGCGGTTAATGGGCGACCAGAAAGCGATGCTCATCGCAACCGATCCGCCGTATGGTGTCGACTACGTTTCTAAAGCCCGCGCCATGGTCAAACGCGGCTATAGGCACAGTCAGGCCGCCACCGATCTCGACATTGAAGCCGACGATATGAAGGGGCCAGAATTGACGCAATTTCTAGTCGATACATTGGGGAATGCTTTCAGTTTTGCGGCCGAGAAGTGTGGCGTCTACGTATGGCACTCAGACGCACGGCGCCGGGAATTCATGGAAGCACTTGACCAAATGAAAATCTTTATCCACCAGATCGTTATTTGGCTAAAGCCGGGATTTGTGATTGGTCGCAGTAACTATCATCATCGGTTCGAGCCATGCTTCCATGGTTGGCCTGAAGGGAAAAGGCCGGATTTCCTGGGCGAACGAAATCAGAGCAATGTCTGGGAGATCGGCCGCGAAAACGACAAGATCCATCCCACGCAAAAGCCTGTGGAGCTTTTCTCTATACCGATTCGGAACCACACGCAACGCGGCGATATCGTCCTAGAGCCCTTTGCGGGCAGTGGAACCCAGTTTATCGCCGCCGAGCAACTGGGGCGACGGTGTTTTGGGATTGAGTTGGAGCCCAAATATTGCGACGTGGTCATCCGGCGATGGGAGAATCTGACTGGTCGGAAAGCCGAACGGGAGAGCGTCGCCAATGGATAAACGCCTTTTCACGATTAACGAAGCCGCCATTTATACCGCTTTAAGCGTTGACTATCTCTACCATCTTGTGGAAAATCGACTGATCCCGTTTGTCCGGTGGGGTAAACGGAAGGGGTTACGCTTCGATAAAGCCGATCTCGATAAAGAGATCGACAAGCGAAAAGTGAAGACGATAAAGGAGACAAAGGCCGATGGGACTCTACAAGCGCGGCGCGACATACTGGCTTCGGTTCACCCATAAGGCGCGGCGGGTTTACGTCAGCACGGGACAGACCGATGCGCGCCTTGCGGAAGCGTGGGCGACCTCTTACCGAGCGGCCGTGCAGGAAGGCCGCCTCGATCCTCTCCGTGCGGCGGCCGCCACGCCGAAAACCGCCGAGGTGTCGGTGTCGAAGATTCTCTCCCGATACTACCGGCTGCATATCAAACCCAAACGACCGGGAAGCATCGTACGGACATACCACGCCATTAAGTACATGCGCCATTTCTTCTGGGGCCGCAAGGTAAGCGAGCTCTGGGATTTGGCCGATCGCTATTATGCCTACCGCCAGACCAAAGGGCTCTCTAAGTCGAGCCTGCGGCGCGATTTGACCATCCTGAAAGCGGCGACGCGGAAAGCCTTCCAATGGCGCATGATTGACGACCATCCGCTGGCCGAGTATCGCCTCGAAAAAGTCGATGACGAGCGAATCCGCTACATTGAAGACGACGAATTCTACCGCCTCATGAATGCCGCGCATCCCGATATTCAGGGCGTGATCCTCTTCGCGCGACATACCGGTATGCGACAAGGGGAAATCCTCAAGCTTCAGTGGCAGGACGTCGACCTTCGCCGCGGCTGGGCGCTCATCACCTCGGCCCATTCAAAAAACAAAGAGGGCCGGTTTGTGCAATTGACGACCGAGATCACCGAACTGCTAGAAAAAACTCCCGTGAGCCAGCGGACCGGCTGGATCTTCACGCATCACGGGCGACCGCTCAATCGGCACGGGTTTTTCCTGCACCGGTTCCACGCGGCGGTTCGCTTGGCCGGATTGGTCGATTTCCGCTTTCACGACCTGCGCCATACCTGGGCTAGCCATGCTGCCATGCGGGGCGCGGACGCGCAATCCATTGCCAAGGCGTTAGGCCATAAGACCTTGCGTATGGTGCAACGGTATAGCCACCTCTCCCCGGCCCATATGCGGGCCACAATGGAGCTTGCTGCCCCCCGTAAGTCGCCAACAACTGGGACAAAAAAGGGACAATCGGCGTTTGTTGCTACAAATAATTTGGCAAGGGAAAATGAACAAATCGAAGCGAATTTACAGGCGGATGTGGAATTACGGTAAGGTCTGATGAGGGCGAAAAGCTACAGCCTTGAAAGGGCAAATACGTACGGTTCGAAAATCGTCGAAAAATGCGTCTCCGACGATAATTCCGCTGGGGGGCCGGGCGGTTTGTGGCTACATACTGCCATTTTCGGCCATTTTCGGCCTGGAAGTGGGACAAAATAGGGACAGTCCCACGAAATTCTGCCCTCAACGGGATTCGAACCCGTGGTCTTCGCCTTGAAAGGGCGATGTCTTAGGCCTCTAGACGATGAGGGCGACGGCGAAATTTTAGCAGTTTTGATACCGAAAATAGGGTCCATTTTGACGCTTTAGGTTGTGGCAAGGTCGGGTATGGCACGGCCCGGTTCGGTGGGACAAGGTATGGCAAGGTATGGTTTGCATGAGGATTAATCCGCGGGAGTCTGACATGGTTCGGCAGGTGCGTGACGGTTTAGCGTTATGCGGAATCCCGGTCTGGCAGGTGAAAGAACGGTTACCGGGCGCATCCATGAGTGAGGCCGGTCTGCCGGATTTGCAAGGGTATGTGCCGGGGGGAAAGTTTGAGCCTGTGTTTAAGTGCGCGTGTCCTGTGCCGCTCTACATCGAAATGAAACGGCCTGGCCGCCACCGGCGAAGGCCTGAACAGGTCGCGTTTATTGACCGCGCCAAGGCGGATGGGTGCATTGCGCTTTTTGCAACCGGCTGGGACGACGTCTCGCGGGAACTGCGGAGCCGCGGGGTCGTGTTACGGATATGAGTATCACCGCCGCCGATCAAGATCGCCTGTCGCGTCTTCGGGCGAACCATCTCATGTGGTCGGCGGTCTCCGATACACAACACTGGGACGCGACGTTTTTCTTTCGCCTGCTCGAAATCAAAGACCAGGAGATCGCCGCACTCAAGGCCCGCCTGGCGGAGTTGGAGAAACAATCCACCGCACCGCCCTGTACTTTGTTGACGCACCTCGCGCCATGGCTGATCGAATAATCGTTATTCCTGCGCCTCGGCGTCCTGAAGAATTGTGTTAATGGTCGCATTCGTCCAGACAACCACGCTTTTTAGTTGGGCGGGAGTGAATTTATCGGACTCCGCAAGCATCCCCTCCATATTGACTACGAGAGCGCGAAGTCGGCGAACGATCTCGTCGCGGCCTTTCACAAGGCGAACAATCTTGAGCCACCATTCTTGGTCGCCGGGGGGAATCTCGATTTCGAACTCGTCTGGCGTGCCGCGCCCATAAACAAAATACCGTTGATGGTCGGGGCCATCGCCTGCGCGAATGGTGATTTTGCGGCGCAACGCACTGTCGGACGCATTAAAAGGGCGCAGAGCGATGATCCATTTCGCCGAGTCGTCCTCGCACCGTTTGCAGTCGGGATCAAAGGCGGTCTGCTTCCCTGCCGCTTTTTTGCAGTTGGGGGAATGCGCGTCCGTGTCCATGGTTAGGCGTCCTTATCGTCGATTTGAGGCCTTAACAAGGCCACCAGTAGAGCAGATGTATCGGATTTGTTCAAGGGGGGCGTCCCCCGGACACTCAAGGAGGATTCAATGGAAATTGACCTATGCCCGTTTTGCGGCGTCTCACTCACCGGCACACCGATACCGGAGAAGGACCGGCCTAGCTTTGGCGGGCGATCGCACTTTACCCGCAAAATCGGGATCTATGACACCGCTGCCGATCGCACCATCGAATGGGAATGTCCCGACTGTAAAAAGCGGTGGCCGCGAGAGATGATTGATAACCAGAACAAACCGAATTTTTTCCACCCGCGGGGAGACTCCACCGCGCGCTAAATTAAAAAAAGTTTGAATTTGTGGCCACAATCTGTTACACCTTGTGCGTGTCGCCGGTCTACGGAACCCGCCAGGCGTACCGCGATGCTTGGGAGAAAGCCTACCAAGAAGATCCTCCCGTTCCATTAAACGTCGACGTTGAATTAAGTTCGCTCTGTAATTTAGCTTGCAAGATGTGCTATTGGGGAGATTCGGATTTCGCCAAGAGCATGACCTTGAAGGCTTGGGATGGATCGAACAAAAAGCGATTCATGCCAGTCGAAATGGCAATCCGCTTGATCGACGAATGTGCTGCACTCGGCGTACCAGCACTCAAGATGAACTTCCGCGGCGAGAGCACTTTAAATCCAGAGTTTTCGACAATACTTGATTATGCCCGGAGCAAATCCGCCTTTCATGAAATTTTGGTCAACACCAATGCCAATGCTCCCGATCGCGCGATTGACGGATTGATGTATGCGACGAAGGTCATGGTCTCCCTTGACTCAATGGATCCAGACATTTATCCCAAGATTCGCGTGAATGGAAACCTTGAACGAGCCCTCGAGGTGATCGGAGAGATGCGTCGCCGGAATCATTCAAACCTCTGGGTAAGACGGGTGATCACGCAGTTAAATCAAGATGAGCGGTTCATCGAAAAGGTCAAAAAGCACTTTGGCGCTGATATCAAGGTCAGTGAGCATTTCACATTTGACAGAAATCATTACGCACATCTGGCCTTGGAAAATGCGTATGAAAAGTGGGACCGGGTTTATTGTGGCTATCCCTCGCAACGCATCGTCGTGACGGCTAGCGGCGTCTGTCTGCCCTGTTGTGTCGATTGGTCAGAGGAGATAGAGATCGGTTGCTGGCCGCAACAATCGCTTATTCAAATTTGGAACGGTGAGCCGATGCGCCGCTTGCGACAAGATTTACGCGCAAATCGACTCGGAACCGCTCCGAAGATTTGCCAAAACTGCACGTCGTACATGGCTTATAAACGACCCGAGCGCGACTGGGTCCAGGATCGTGAGGGGAAGGCGTCGCTAGCATGAAGATTCATGGTTGCAAATGGTGCGCGCCAATAAAACGAGGGAAGAACCGTCAGCGATGTGGAAGGCATGAGACTAAACAAATCGCGGCATCCGCTCATAATCGAGTCTCTAGTGCTCTCTATGGACCAAACGCAAATTTAAATAAGCTGGCCGGAGTAGTCGCATGAGCGCCTACGCCGTCAAGCAAGGCCAAGCCGGATGGAATATTCTACGTCGGGATGAGAGCGGCCGTCTTATAAGGGGGATGGAAATCTCCGATCTGGAGATTGCGCTCGATCTCTGCCATATGCTGGAACTGAGCAGGGCCGACCGTCTGGAGGAACCCCCAAGCGCCTAAAAACTAAGTGAAAAATTATTTTCGTCGTGGTCCGCGCATCGTCCGCGCCGCCCTCCTCGCCATTATCATTTTCGGGTTTACTCTCCAGTTCTATATTGTCGTCTCCGTCTTGGGGGATCTTCAATGACCTCTCCGGCTATCGATATCCCCGAGATGCTAACCCTCACCATCACCTGGAATACCAAGACGGGAGCCGTCGAGGTAAGCGGCCCACTTCGAAGCCCCCCGCATGCCCTCTTTATGCTCGAGGTGGCGCGCCGCCAAATTATGGACTACAAGGACGCGCCCTAATGGACCATTACACGATCCGGGTGATCACGTCAAACCGCTATCACGTTGTCTACATCGACGTGATCGGCAAAGCCTATTTCGTCAAAGAATTCGGGCACCGCGAACCCGCCGAAGATTTTCGCACACTCATGAATTTGATCCGCGGGGACCGACTAGGCCGAAACACACCACCAGGAGGAACCAATGGAAGGAATGGATAAAGTAGACGCCAAACAACAGGAGGAGATTACGGCGTTACAGAAAACGGACATCAAGCACGATCGTGATTTTCTCTGGAATCGAATTCTTTTAATCGGCGTGATTCTCGGCCTTTTGGCGAATTTCGTCTACCTGATGGAATCGGTGCGAAAGACTGACCCGTTCAACTGCCCGCACGCGCAATGTGAACATCATCGGAGTCGATGAGATCAGACGCGGTTATCGTCATTTGTTCCCGTCCGCAGTCCAAGCGTCTGCCGGGAAAAGTGTTTAAGCGGATCGCGGGGCTCTCGGTCCTCGAGCATATCCTCAAACGGGTCTCCGGGCATGGGATCCCGATTATCGTCGCGGTGCCGCAAGGCGAAGCAGACGGCTATCTACCTTATGAAGCGCGGTATCCGGAAGTCACCATTTTTCAAGGCGTCGCCGATTCACCTCTGCACCGCATGGCCGCCGCCGTGATGAAACTCCGACAACCGCCGACCTATATCGTCCGCATCACGCACGACGACGCGATCATTGACGCGCAATCAATGGTCGAAATGATCGCCATGGCGCACGAAAAAGATGCCTCCTATGTCTGGGCTCCTGACATTGTCGAGGGGGCCGGGGTCGAAGTGATTGATCTGGCTACCTTACTGAGCGCCGCCAATAACCACAAAGAGCCGACCGAATTTATCAGCTATTTTGTTCGAGGCGTGAATCCCGCCAAAGAGTTTGTATACCGCCCGCGCCCTGCCATATGCCGCACCTACCGGATGACCTTAGACTACCCTGCTGACGCCCAGTTTTTGGAGGTTGTCCTTCGAAAGCTGGGCGCTCTCGCCTCGTGCGACGATATTTGTCGGTTCATTGATCAACGTCCCTGGCTCTTAGCCATCAACCATTTACCGACTGTCTCCCTATACACCTGCGCCTATAACGCGGAGCCATTTGTCTCCGAAGCTATGCAGACTGTTCTGCACAATGGCGCAGGGTTTTTTGAGTATATCGTCGTCGACGATGGATCGACAGATAACACGCTTCTCGAAATCGCCAAATTCGCCACGGACCCGCGCCTGAAGGTCATTATTAACGAGCGAAATATCGGGTTAGCCGCAAGCTCGAACGTCGCCATCTCCGCAGCTTGCGGAAAATACGTGATGCGCCTCGATGCTGACGACAAGCTCTTACATGGAGCCGTGGAGCGCATGATCGATTATGCCGAGCAACACGGATTCGACGCGGTGTATCCCGGCTACGTCGAAACAGACGAATCTGGCGATTTCACGATGACGGCAGGCAATTGGACCGTCACCGCGGGAAGCGTCCATCACCATGCCGGGGGAACCCTCTTTAAGCGGTCGGTGCTGAACGACATCCGGTTCCGCGATGGGTTACGCCATTACGACAGCTTGGAACTCTACAAACGCCTACAAGGCCGCTTCAAAATCGGGTACTGGGAACATCCGGCCTTTTTCTATCGCCGCCATCACGGATCGATGAGCCTGAATCACCTCGCTGAACGCGAAGCGATCCGGCGGCGTATTATCGAGGGGGATTAATGGGCCAATGGCTGTACTTTACCGACGAGGAAGTGAAGGGCCTCAAAAAATCGCTCGTGGACCGGGCCGATATTGGACGGCGGTTGTCCGGCGTGCCGTGGCGACTGACTAGCACGACCAAGGGCGAACACGTGAAAGCGTCCGCACATTATAGCGGCGAGGCGATCGACGTCGGGCACAAGGGGGACATTATTCTCGCGCAACGGATCGCCTACGGGGCGGGCCGCGCCGGATTTGTCCGGGTGGGATTTTATGATCGCCATATTCATCTGGATATCGCGTCACATTTACCGCAGGTGCAATGGGAGGGCCTCTCGAAATGACGCATGCGGAATTCCTGGCTTTAGTAAAAACCCCGCGCTGGAAAATTTATCGGGCCGTGCGCGGCCAATCCATCCAAGCACTCCGGACCTGGCTACGCGAAATTCAGCAGGCGACCGCCGCGTATGCCCGCGCGTTTCCTTACGATCTCAATTCGCAACTGGAAGGCGTCGTGTTAGCCCGTCGATTGGAGCGTACTCTCCATAAGGAATTTGTGCGCTATCAAAAAGAGAAGATCCGCAAAGACAATCCGTTTCTTAGCCCTGTCGGCCAGAAAGTATTGATTCAAGAGCAGTGGTCTCGATTCTACGCGGATACGGCCTACTAATGGACAATCCCACGGGATGGAATATTCATGTTTCGCCGCCTTTCACGGCGCGGCGTGTCTGGGGTCCGCAACCAAACTACCCTACCGTGCTGGGTGTTAAACAGGAGGACGCTCGTGTTCCCCTTATCATTGCCGGTCCTTGTTCTATCGAATCGCCCGAGCAAATCGAAGAAGTCGCGAAGACACTCAAAACGCTTGCTATTCAATGGATGCGTGGAGGTGTCTTTCGTGCCGGAACGTACCCCCCTCATGTGTTCGGGTTGCAAAAGCATTTGCTCGAGCGGTGGGCGGAAATCGCGCGGAGTCATGGCCTCCGCATTGTGGTGGAAGTGCTGGACGTGCGGGATGTCGAATATATCGATCGATATGCGGACGCTTTTCAAGTGGGCGCCCGACATATGCAAGATTATGCGCTCCTCGCCGAGTTAAGGCACCTCGAAAAACCCGTGACGCTCAAGCGTCATATGGGATCTACGCTCGACGAGTTTCTCGGCGCGGCAGAATACCTCTGTCGGGGCCGGTGCAAACCGATTCTCGTCGAACGGGGAAGCTCCACACACATGAACCATGTGCGGTGGGATCTCTCGGTATCGACCATCGCCGCCATTAAACAAATGACCGGTATTCCGGTATTGGTCGACGCCAGCCATGGGACCGGGCGGCGGGATCTCGTCGAACCGATGACCTTAGCGGGCCTGTCGGCGGGAGCCGACGGCTATATCATCGAAACACACCCGGCACCGCATCAATCCTTGTCCGATGCGGACCAGGCGTTTCCGCTCGCCGATCTCCCGCGGCTGGTGGAAAAAACGCGGCGACTGTGGGGGCTCCTGCATGCCTAGACGCGCGAAATGGGACTACAACGACCCGTTGCCGACGATCCCCTGGCTTACCGATAAGAAAGCGGAAATGTTTGACAAGCTGACCCGTCGATGCGTCTCGGCCTCCACGAAATCAGGCGTCTTCTCGAGCGAATGGGAATCGGCGGCCAAGGTGCTGTTTATCTGGGTTCTGTCCAATGCGAAGACGTCCATTCACGAATGACCTTAACGGCTGAATCGCTCCCATGGCAGGAAACCGTTGTCTATGACCGCTACGGCGACGCCATAGTCGAAGTTAGTTGCCTTTACGAAGGCGAAACGTTCCGGATACAGAGTCGCTTGCAGTATCAGCCGCTCAACATTCCCGGTGTCGGCCTCATTCCGGCCCTGCACGAAAAAGAGCATATCGACCGGATTAAACAGGGCATCCTTCATGGCATTCGAATGTGGAAAAAATACCGTGCTTAACAAAATCAATCTCGATACGTTCGCCGGACTGATTAAAGAGTCCGCCGCGGAACTCTCGGCCAGCGGGAATTACACCGACGAATTCAAAGGGCGGGCGCAACGGCTAATCGATTTTGTCCGCGCGATGGATAAAAAAGGCGTGGCATTGTGGGACGGAGAAACCGCGAAATGCTGGTGCGGGGCCGTGCTCCGATCGGCAGAGGAAGCCCGCAACCATGGCCTGGAAGCATGGAAAGATCCCTGGATTTCAGAGACGCTCGAGCCGTCCTCGACACTTCGACCGCTCCACCTCGGCGAACCGGTGACGGCGAAATATGTCAACTTGCTGGTCGCCTACGTGAATCACATCGCCCAGCTGAGCACAAACCACGCCAATAAGGAGATGCGCTAAATGATCTGCTACGTCTGTGAAACCGACGAGAACTTTTACTCTCTAAAAGACCTGCGACAAGATGGAAACGAATTGATGGTCTGCAAAACGTGCGGGAACATCTGTTACCGCGTCGATCCGCAAGCCGAAGAGAAAATGCGGAATTACTACCGCTTTGAATACCGGCCCAAGCCGAACCACTTGAACGTCGTAACGTCCATGCACAAACTCCACTATGTGAAACGATGGCTAGCACCCTGGATTGGCGACCGCAAAGGCCTTATCTGCGGCGATGTGGGATGTGCGATTGGGTACATCCCGGGCTGGTTACGTTCGATCGGCCAGCGGGCGACTGCCTGCGAATTCACCGTCACCTATCGGCGCTTCGCGGAACATTATTACGGCGTGCCGGTCACTGAAGAACTCGAAACAAAACACCGCTACGACTTGATTACGATTTACCATGTCCTCGAGCACATGATTGAACCGGATAAAAAACTGGCTCATTATGTCTCGCTTCTGAAAGACGATGGGCGCATGCTGGTATCGACCCCCCGCTGGCTCGTCTGGGCCGAGGAATCGAGCGGCGGCCCGATTATCAGTTTTGAGCATCATTTTCATAAAGACCATATCAACGTTTTTACGGATGTGTCCCTTAAAAAACTGCTTCAAAAAGTAGGGCTAGTGATCGAGAAAGAGAATTTCACGCAATACGGTCAAACCTACTTCCTCCGGAAGCGACGACCCGAGGAACCGCTGCTACCTTACCCGCCCGAACCATACGAAGAGCAAGCGACGAAAATCAAAGCGATCAAGGCGGCCATTGATCTGTACCGGCAAGGAAAATTTCGGGAAGCGATCAATGCCTGGGCGGCATTTCCGGAGGCGTGGATTAACCTAATTATGGGCGTAAACGGCAAATCGCCGGACAAGCAAGCGGACCTCTGGCCCGAGGCCTTAAAACTTCTGGGGAATAACGCGCGGACCCGCGCGGCCTATGCCGAATGGCTCTACCAGCGGGGCGAATACCGCGACGCCTTAACGCATTTTGAATGGGTGCACGAGAACCGCCCGAACGAGGATATTCTCGTCAAAATCGGGCATTGCCAGAAACTCTTAGGCGATCCCAAAAAAGCCATGCTGGCGTATGAACAGGCCTATCTGATGAACCCCATGCTCTGGAGCGATTGCATTCGCTACCTTTGCGCGATCGCCACCGATATGCCCGCGTGGGATGAACGGGCGACCGCTCAGTTAAAGGAGAACTTATTCCTCCAAGCCAAAAGCGAAGGGCGCATACAACTCGTGCCGAATGATCCTCTTTTCAAACCCTCTAATGGACAATCCGCTTCCGGAACACCCGAAATCGCCGCCGCCGGTTAAAACGGAAGCGCAACTTCGCCAAGAGGCCCATTGGTTCCCGAAAGGAGCCTCGGGAAACCCTGGCGGCCGACCTAAAGGCCTCAACGCCCTGATCCGCGAGAAAACCAAGGATGGCGCGGAGATCGTCAAATTCATGTACGACGTCTTTTCGGGGAAACTGACGCCACAACGCAAATTTGCGTTGAAATACCGGATGGAGGCGGCGATGTGGTTAGCAGAACGTGGATGGGGCCGGGCCGCCATGCCGGAAGAAAACGTCAACGGCCAGTCGCAGTATCAAGCGTTACTGATGCTGGTGCGCTTAATCGAAGAACAGGAACGCGGTAACTCGCACGTCGTGGACAGCCAAATTGAATCAGGAACCAACACCTCTCAAGCTACCTAACATCCCTCTCCGGACGGCGCGGACGCTCGGCAATAAACTCTGGCGCATCGAAAATCTTTACAAAGTCGTCCATAAAGAAACGAAACGAATGGCACCGCTGAAGATGAATGCGATTCAGCGGCGCATTGTCGACGGCATTGGGAAGAAGCGTCCGATCCGCGAATGGATCTTGAAATACCGTCAAGGCGGGGTCTCCACGTTCTGGCTGATCTATTATCTCGACGAAAGCCTCTTTCACGAAAACACCGTGACCGGGGTCCTGGCTCACAAATGGGAATCGCTCGGGCACCTCATGTCTATTATCCGCGTCGCGTATGAAAACATGCCCGACCAATATCGCCCGCCGCTGATCAAAGACAACCTGACGGAATTGGTTTTCCCAAACGGGAGCCGGATTTTTGCGTCGCTGTCCATCCGCTCGGCGACATTGCACAATCTTTTAGTGTCGGAATATTGCTACTGCGACGAGAAAGACGTCGCGGCCACGTTAGCCGCCGTGTCGCGCGGGTCGAATGTCACCATAGAATCCACGGCGAATGGGGTCGGAAATCACGGGTATGCCAGTTACATGGACGCCAAACTCGGCAGGACCGAGTTTAAAGCGGCTTTTTATCCCTGGTTCATACAGGACGATTACGCCATTCCGCTAAATGGGATGACGTTGCAGAGAACCGCCGAGGAGCAACGGCTCGCGGAGGCCGCGCTTCGGGAATATGGCGTGACGATGACCGATGAACAGATTCTCTGGCGTCGTCTCACAAAGGTTAAACTGAAAGCCGATTTTCCGCAGGAATACCCGGAAAACGACCGCGAGGCGTTTCTCGCCAGCGGGAACCCGTTTTTCGACGGGAAGAAACTCTCCGTCCTGCTCGAAGAAGCCCGCGATCACAACTATAAGAACCCGCCCGCGACCGCTACGGACGCATACATCTTGTGGGAAGACATCGACCGGCATAAAGGGCACCGCTTTTGTGCCGGGGGGGACGTCGCGGAAGGAATCGACGGCGATTACTCCGCGCTCATGTTTCTATGCGTGAATTGCCGTCGGATCGTTTTCCGGTATAAAGCCCATGTGGCCGTCGACGAATTCGCCCGCGTGTGTGACCGATGGGGCCGCTATTTTAATAAGGCCCTACTGGCGATCGAGCGTAACAATCACGGGCTGGCCGTGTTGGAATTGCTTCTGCAAGTCCATAAGTATCCGAACCTTTACGAGACGAAGACCGAAACGCGGAAAGTATTAGAAAAGTCGAATCAGCGAAGAATCCGTAAATGGGGATGGGAAACGACCCAAGCGTCAAAGGCGATCATGTGTGACGCCTTAAAAATGGCTTTGGAAGGCAATACCGAAGAGGACGAAAACACGTTTCAACCCGAATGGTCCTGTTTTGACGAAGAATTTTTAACAGAGGCCTTGATTTTCACCAATACAGATGGCAAACTTGAAGCAGAGCCCGGTAAGCATGATGACCTCGTGATTGCCGCGGCCATAGCGAATCAATGCTACCTGATGTTACGGGGCAGATTACATACCTCGCAAACCTTCGGCCTACTCTACGGAGAGGCAAGAATCACCCCAGACGAAGAAGCAAGAAACCCTCTTCCTAGCTGATAAAAAGTTAGAAGCCGCTGGAATTTTTCCGTTACCGGAACTGCCGGGCTCGTTCAACGCGCCCAGTAGCGATTATCTTTCCAGCTACTATCAGGACTCTTATCAACTCCCATGGAATCCCGATCCGCTATGCTCAGGAAATGATTATTCCGTTTACGACGAGATGCGCCACGACGATCAGGTCAAAGTGGCGTTGTCCCTCAAGAAAGACCTCGTCCTAAATTCCGGGTGGGAAATAAAATGTGAAGTCGAAGAAATCCGCGACTTTATCGTCAAGGCGCTCACGCTCGGCATGGAGATCCCAATCGATGAGGCCTTGCGGGATATGCTGTCTTCTTACGATTACGGATTCAGCCTCACCGAACCGGTCTACCAAATCGTTGATGGCCGCTATCAGCCAAAAGGTCTCAAGACCCGCCCGCCGCATAGTTTCCGCTTCGAGATAGACGCGAAAGGCCAATTGCTGGAGATTAAACAGCACACCAGCCGGGAGGATAAATCCTTCAGCCCGAACATTTTCATTCACCATGTCTATCAGCCGGAATTTGGGAACCCGTACGGGAAGTCCGATTTACGCGCGGCGCATCCAGCCTGGACCGGAAAGAAGTTTATTTTCCGCATGATGGCGACCTACCTAGAACGTTTTGCCAATCCGACCGTTGTCGGAAAGTACGACAAGAACATGGACACCAACGAAATCAACCGATTTCATTCCATGCTCCGGTCGATGCAGAATTCTACGACCTTAACCATTCCGGAAGAGGCGATGGTCGATATTATTCAGACGAATCGGGACTCGACGGACGCCTATATCAAGGCGATCAACCTCTGCAACATGATGATGGCCCGGTCTATTTTGGTGCCGGACCTGCTCGGGATCGGCGGCGGTGAAACCGAAGGAGGGTCGTTCGCGCTCGGCAATACCCATTACAAACTCTTTTTGAAGATGCTGGACAAGGACAAAACGGTCCTCCAACGCTTAATCACTCTGCGCTTGGTTCAGCCCCTGGTGAAGGTGAACTTTGGCGAATACGACTGTGCGTTTGAGTTTAGGCCGTTTTCCGAAGAGAACGAACTCGAATTCCAGAGGATATGGATTGAGGCCGTTAAAGGCCGGATCTTTGAACCTAATCCCGAGGAGATTAATCACCTCCGTGCTCAGTTACGGTATCCGCAAGGGCCGGTCAATCTGACTCAACCGCAAATACCCGCAGGGCCATTCGGCGAATCTAACCGGGACGGAACCCGACGCGCCGAACGGCCTGCGAATGGCGATCAAGGAGACAAGCCGAAGCTCGCCTCGAAGACCTTAGACTACCGTCTCCGGCGCGAGGTTACAGCCTATGAGATGAAGGTCGATTTCGCCCAAGTCGCCGAAACGCTGGAAATTCACGAGCACCGCGTTACGCCGAAACTGAAAACGGCGGGATCCCAGATTTACCGGGACTGGATCGAGCAAGTGCGCGATAGCGGGCTGATCCGGCGATTCCAGCCGGAGAAAATGAACGATCTTAAGCCGCGGTTTTTAAAAGACATGAATGTCGTGGTGAAACGATTTTTCAAGGATCTCTATGCCGACGCCAGCCAAGAAGCCGCCCACGAACTGCTCAACCGCAAATTAACGCTCAAGTTTGAGCACGAGCCTATGCTCCCAGAAGAGTTTCTGACCTACCTCGAAGCGGAGAGCTTCAAAATCGTCGGCGATTACGCGACGGAAGTCACGAAGCGCATGCGAAATATTCTCTCGCGCGGGATCCGCGACGGGCTGGCAGAATCGGAACTCGTCAAACTTCTGCGGGAGGAAGCCGGGGACATTTCGGAACATTGGCTCTCAACCGTGATCCGCACCAAGACCACCGAAGTGTATAACCAAGCCCGGAAAATCTACTGGGAAACCGATGAGATTGCGAAAGAGATTGTAAAGGCCTACGAGTTTTCGGCCATTTTGGACGAACGCACGTCGGAAGTGTGCGAGCGATTGGATGGGAAAATTTTTGAGATCAGCGAATACACCGACAAGGTGACACCGCCGCTTCATTTCAATTGCCGGAGCCTCCTGGTTCCCGTGACCAAATTTGAGCCGTATACGCCGGACGCGCCGGTCGATATCGATTCGCTTAAGGACATTGGCGGGGGGTTAATTGCTGGATGAATGGGCGGCGCTTATGGCAACGCTGACGCTTCGGAAACCGACGCGGGTCGGGTTCCGTGCGGCGATCTCATGGCTTGAAGGCGGGGCGCGAAAGCTGGCCGGGATTACAGCCGCCAAATACACCGCCCTCGCGGAAAAAGACGCCGCGATCCCGGCGAAACCCGCCTCGTTTACGGGCACAGACGCCGCGTGGGCCGCGACCTGGGCCGCGAGCGGAGTTGCCGGCATCACGCACGACTATAACACGCCGAGCGGAAACCTTGAGAATGGCGACCTCTTCCAATTCGGTAACGGAACGCTCGTGATCCTCTTTAAAGGAAAGCACTTTTTGCGTCTCCGCGCCGATCAGTATACGGGCACGCCGCCCAGCATCACGGCGACTGTCCCGCTCCCATTAGGCGCGTCGATCGTCTCCGGCATTTTCACGGTTGATGATTCACAAGTGAACGAACCAAGGGATTACTCTGCTTAATGGCTGTTACTTTCGACGCACGAACGACAGGCAGTAATGGCGCGGGCACCAGCCTGACGGTTTCCCATACCGCCGCGGCGGATGCGGACTGCGTCATTTTCTGTATTTATTGGCTCTCGGACGCTGGCCGTAGCCTCGCGTCGGCCACCTGGGCCGGGTCGAATCTGTCGTCTGTCGGTTCGGCAACGGTTATCGGGGCCGTGACCGCCGCGATCTATCAATTGACCGGGATCACGACCGGAACGCAAAACGCCGTCGTTAGTTTTAACGGACCGCCCGGAACGATCGCGCTCTTAGTCGCCACCTATAAAGGCGTGAACCAATCGAGCCCCTGCGGGACGCCGCAGACCACGACGGGTAACTCGAACTCCTTTTCGCTCAGCGTATCAAGCGCGTCGGGGAATATCGTGGTTGACGCTTTGAATTTTACGCTGGCCGCCACGGCGACGGTCGGAGCGAATCAGACGGAAATGATCAATTTGAACGTCGGCGGCGCGAATGACGTTATCGCGGTCGGCAGCCGGGAAGACGGGGCCTCTAGCGTAACGATGTCCATTGACCTTTCAACGTCGCGCAACGGTGCCTATATCGCCGTTGACCTTCAAGCGGCGGGCGGCGGCGGCGGGGCGACGGCATCGACGTTAAACCGAATTGAACGCAAGCACATGCGCGGTATCCTGCGCGGAATTTTGAGAGGAACAGCATGATCTTTGAACGACTCTATGGCACGGCGGGGACCGTGGCGTTTCCCCTAATCGCTTTCAGTTCCACGAGTTTTCATACGAGCGTCACCTCGTCGATGTTTGCCTCCGGGGACGTCAAGATATCCATTGATTACGGCGGGTTTACAAACACCGCCACCTTGCCGACCGCGGACGCCAGCAACAAAATGGCGATCCTATCTCTCACCGCCACCGAACTGACCGGGAAACATATCCAAATTTATGTGGTTGATCAGACGGCCTCGAAGGTGTGGGAGGATCAGGCGGTTCTGATTGAAACTTACGGGAACGCCTCGGCTCAGCATGCCTTTAACCGCCATGCGGCGACAGTCCAAGCCTCGCTCACGGCCAATCAAACAGGCGTCACAATCGCTACCGTGACCGATATCACGAATACCGTGAAAGCGTCTCTCACAGCCAATCAAACCGGGGTGACGGTTGCCACCGTGACCGATATCACCAATACGGTCAAAGCCTCGCTGACCGCGAATCAAACGGGCGTGACGGTAGCGCAAATTGACAATTTGGGCGCGTCGGCGGCGACGCAGGTCTATAACCAGGCATTGTCCGCTGCTTCAACGGCACTTTCCAACGCGAGCGTGACCGCCAATCCGATGAATCGGATTATGACGCACTTGGATGCGACCGTATCCTCACGATCCTCGCATTCAGCGACGGACGCGGCCGGGGCGGTATGGTTGGCTACACAGTCGGCATACGACACCGCCGGACGATTTGGGGCCTACCTCGACGCGACCGTTTCAGGCATCTCGGTGGGGGGCGGGAGCGCGGACTGGACCGACGCGGAACGCGCCTATATTCGTCATGCGCTAGGCGTCCCTGGCACCACGACGGCGGGATCCGGCGGGGTGATCCATTCGATTTCAAGCAAAGTAACGACCGCTCCGACCGATGCGGCCAATGCCATTCTTGCGGCGACTGTCACAAGTTCCTCCTTCAACACGGACACCGTCGGCCAACGGGTTACGGCCATCGACAACCAATTGCCGGGCTCTTCGACCTTGTCCGCGTTTGATCCGTCGACAACCACCGTCAAAGCGTCGCTCACCGCCGCCCAGACAGGTGTCACCATTGCGACCGTGACGGACGTCACCAACACGGTCAAAGCGTCGCTCACGGCGGCCCAGACGGGCGTGACGGTTGCTACGGTAACGAATGTCACCAATGCGGTGAGCATCAATTCGAATTCGGACATTACGGCGATTAAGGCCAAGACGGACAACCTGCCAGAAGGTATTCAGAAGAATACGGCCCTCAGCAATTTTGAGTTTTTAATGGTTGATTCGTCGGACCATATCACCCCGAAAACGGGGTTGACCGTGACGGCCCAGCGGAGCATTGACGGAGCCGCGTTTGCCGCCTGCGCGAATTCCGTCTCGGAAGTCTCGAACGGCATTTACAAGATCAATCTGGCGGCGGCAGATCTAAATGGCGACGTGATTACGTTTAAATTTACGGCGACGGGAGCCGATGCGACGTATATCACGCTGAAAACTGAGGCTTGATGAGTGATTGCGCGATGGAATTATGGAACCTACCGGCCCGGCCATCGATACTGGGGAAATCCAATCGAGGCGCGTCTGGTTGCCTTTACGACGCTTGTCTCTCAGCCTTCGGGGGACGCCGACGTCTTTCGCGGCACGCTCAGGAACAAACGGGCGCTCGGCGCGACCTTACGGACCAAGCGCGTGCAATCTTATGTGCTGGAGCAATAAATGCCTGATGAAATTCATGTAAACGATGTCGGGACGATCTTTCGCATGACCATTTCAAACAGCGGGGCCGCGCTGGATCTTTCAGCGGCCAATACGACCTCATCCCGGCTTTTCGTGTTTCGAAAACCCGATGGAACCCTGACCACGCAAACGACCTCGTTTCAATCCGGGTCGGGCACTGCGGGCGTTTTGGATTTCACGGCTCCTTCCGGGTTTCTGGATACGGCGGGCGACTGGCGATTGCAGGCCTACATCAATTTAGGGAGCGGAGGATCGTTTCATACCGATTACTTGGTCTTTACGGTCTATCCGAATCTGACTTAGGGGGAGACATGGACGTCAACGACAAAGAAATTAAGGTCCGTTTCGCGCTCGGGGAAACCTTCGACATCGACGGAGTCGAAATCTTTATGGCGGGCAAATGGAACGGCGACGCCTACACGGTGGAAGACTTGGACGCGATGGTTCAGGCGTTCCACGAAATCGGCGACAAAATGAAACCTTACCTAAAGCTCGGACACGGGGACGATCAGAACTTGCTTCGCTCCGATGAATTACCGGCGGCTGGCTGGATTAAAAACATTTACCGGAAAGGCGATCGTCTCCTCGCCGACTTTACGAAAGTGCCGAAGAAGATTTATGAGCTGATGCGCTCCGGCGCGTACCGCCGAGTATCGTCGGAGATTTTCGTCAATATTCCGATCGCGGGGAAAGTCTATAAATGGGTCTTAAAAGCCGTCTCGCTCCTGGGCGGTGAAACTCCGGCGGTGCACGATTTGAACGACATCATCGCTTTATATGCGCTCGGAGACACAGTCCGGGTTTACGAAGCTAACAACGCCGAGACGAAAACCTATCAAATGTCTGCGGCAGAACTCATAAGGGAGGATCATTCGATGGACCTAGAAGCAAAGCTCAAAGAAACCGAAGTCAAACTCTCCGAAGCGTGCAAACAGCTTTCGGACGTGCAGGACGCCTTGAAGGCGAGGGACGCGGTACTCGCCGAGAAAGACGCGCAGGTTCAAAAACTGGCCGAAGAGCGCGATGCTCATATGGCGGAACTCAAGAAACTGGCCGAGGAGAAGCGAGCGGCAGACGTCAAGGCAACATTAGATAAATGGGTTTCCGAAAAGAAAATCAATCCGTCGCAGGTGCCGATGCTTGAGCATTTCATGCTGAACGCGCAACTCACCGGAGAGAAGAAATTTAAACTCGGCGACAAGGAAGTCGACAGCCTGACCGGCATCGTCGAAGCCTTTGTCGACGCTGGTAAAGTCAAACTTTCGACGGATGAAGAGTCGGAACTTGGCGACACCAGGGGCCTGGAAGAGCAAGATCAACTCGATCGGGCCGCTAAGGAGTACCAGGAGAAGCATAAGGTCTCTTATAAGGAAGCCCTTATCGCCGTCTCCGTCCGGAATTAGGGCGCGTCGCTTAATTCCCGAAAGACTGGGCCGAAAGCGGTTATGTGACCCATAGCCGTATAACGCAAACAGCGAAAAAGCAGGAGAGAAATCAATGGCTCAAGTGAGCAATCAAATCACTAAATCGTTCATTGCGAACGAGAGCATCCCTGCGTATGTCATCGTCTCTCTTTTGACGAACGGGACTGTCGAAGTATGGGACACCCTGACGTCAAATCAGATCGGGGCATCGCGGGATGCGGCATCAACAGGACAATCGATTGAAATCGTGATCGGCGGGACGTGCAAACTTCTCGCGGCGGCTTCAGTCTCAGCGGGATCAGTCGTCGGACCGGCAACCGCCTCTACGGCGGGCTATGTGCTCGAGCGGTCCGTGAACGCAAGCACCACGACAAAGACATTTGGTGTGGCCCTCGACAACGCGGACACAAATTCCGTGTGCGAAGTGCTAATCAACATCAATAACCTTGTCGATGGACAAGCTGGATAATGGGGGAACTCTAATATGCCTTTACGCGGACAAATTCATCGTGATAGGCCATTGGAGAATATCTCCATTGCCTACAAGAATGACTCGTTTATCGCTGGCCAGTTATTCCCGGTTGTACCGGTTGCCAAGGAAAGCGACACGTATTACGTCTACAGCCGCGACACCATGTCGTTGCCGCAGACACTCCGTGCCAACGGAGCAGCGTCAAATGAGGCCGACTGGAATGTCTCGACCAGTTCTTACCGGCTGGAAGAGCACGCCTTAAAACAACTCGTGACGTATCGTGACCGCGAAAACGCGGATGCGGCGATCCGACTGGATGCAGACGTTACGGAGATCCTGACCGAGAAAATCATGATCCGGATGGAAGTGGATGCGGCGGCGCTCGTCATGACGTCGACGACCTGGGCCAACTCGACGTCTCTAACGACGACGTTAGCCTGGAATACCAACACAACCAACGTGATCACGCAGATGGACTCGGCGGCTTCCGTGATCGTGCAGAACTCGGGCAAGAAACCGAATGTCGTGGTGTTAAACGACGCGGTGTTTCGGACGGCAAAGGAAAATTCGGCGACGGTTGATCGCGTGAAATATACCTCGTCCGATTCGATCGCTCCGAGTGTGTTGGCGAAGCTATGGGGCGTCAGTGACGTGTTGGTGGGCTCGGCGGTTCGCAATACGGCCAAAGAAGGCCTCGCGGACAGCATGGGCTTTATCTTCCCGGATAGCGTCTTCATAGGCTACGTGGAACGGTCGCCGAGCTTGCGAAAGCCGTCGGCCCTCTATCGGTTCGCCAAATCCGGCGCTGATCGTGTTGTTAGGAAATGGCCTGACGAGGAACGCGGCGGTGATTTCGTGGAAGTGTCCACGATGTACAGCCTCAACGCTCCTGCGACAGCCTGCGGATACCTGATCGAAGATGCGATCCAATAGCATCTGATCAGTCGTCGGTGGTGGGGCGGCGGGCGTCAGCCCGTCGCCCTGCTGTCCGGCAGAAAGGAACTATGACTAGACCACTACGCGGCGAAGAGCATGTATCGACGGAGGAATTTTTAGGGGACGGCCCGGAGCCCCAGACAATCAAGGATTGGCGGCGGAGACAGATTGCTTGGCATGAGATGAAGCCATACGAAGGCAAAGACAGCCTGCCAGCCCCGGTCAAGGATGCGGAAGGGCGCGTGATTATTCCTGGGGAACCGCGATTCTTCACGAATTATCAAAACGGAAAATATGAACTGATTGGAGTCTATCGGTCGACTAGCGTAAAACGGGTGCACTGGAAGACGCTCACCCCGACCAAGGACACGCATAAACCGATCTTAGAGGCGCTGAAAAAGCGAAAGATTCTCGGAGCTTACCTCTAAATGGGCCGATACGCGACGACAACAGCCATTGCGGACATTCTTCCGTTCTTCCTGGCGAGCAATACGACCACCTCGGACGCGCGCGGGACATCCGTGTTTTCGAAAGCGATTACTCAAGCGGAGGCAAAGGTCAACTCCGCGGTCACGGCCCGGTACGACGCCTCGTCGTGGACGTCCGGGGCGATCCCGCCGCTTATCCTGGCGTTATCCGAAGAGCTAGCGTGCTATTACGCCATTCGCGCGGCCTATACGCAGGACGGGCAAAGCCGGAACGATTACCTGGACGACTTCAAGTCGGCGCTCGACACCTTGAAAAAGCTTGAAGAGGGCGACATTAAATTGACCTATACGGATGGGTCGCTCGTTCCAACGCGGTCTGGGAATCGGTTCCTCTCGACCTCAGAGAACTATAGTCCGGTGTTCGGACTGGATACCGCCACCGCTTGGAAAGTGGATCCCGACCAAGTAAATGACCTGGGGAATGCGAGGACATAATGGCCACTGAAGTGGTCTTTGATGATAGCGGCTGGCAAAAGGTCATAGCGAACCTTAAACACCGTGCGCGCCAGCCAGCGGCTTACCTGAAACGCTTGGCTGACACGATCGGCTTTGCCGACATTATCGACCACTTCGAGCAGGAAGAAGGGCCTCAAGGAAAATGGGTGCCTTGGAGTCCCCTATATGCCATGCAACGCAACAAGCAAGGGCGCAGCGGGGCGCGGCGACGGCGACAAATTGCCGCCGGGATCCCGCCGACCGGCGGGAAGATCTTGCAAATGACCGGGCATTTACGGCAATCCTTGCTCCCCGGTCGCGCACACTCGCAAATTGTTTCCTCGAATGCGGTTCGGCTCTTTAGCAACGTGGCCTACAGCGGAGCACATCAATATGGCAATCCGTTGAAACATCTCCCGGCCCGTCCGTTTATGTGGATCAGTTCGGGAGCGAAAGACGCCATCACAAAAGCATTAACGAAGATCATCACGGAGGGCCTATAAATGCCGTTTGATTATGAGGCCCGTCTCGCTACGGTCGCCGGGTTGCTGGAAGACCATAACACCACGACAGCCAGTCCCGACTTATCGCAAAGCCTCACCACTCGGGTACAGAACATCTACCAAAACGATCCGAGTTTTACTCCGGCCCGAGGGGATGCGTATCCATGCGTTTACGTGTGGGTGATGAACAAATCGGAGCGATACGAATCGCTCGGCGAACCGGGGCCATCGGGTCAATTGAAACGAGCCACGGTTACTTACGGCCTCCTCGGCCTGCACCGGAAAGAAGGAGCAACCGCTCAGCACTCCACCGCGCTGACCGATCTCTACCGCTTTGCGGAAAATATTGAGGGCGTGTTTCAGGCAAAGCATAACCTATCGGACACCGCCTTATGGGTCAATCCGGCGGCCACCGATTTTGGTGTGATCTCTCGAGATGGCGTATGGATAAAGGGCGTCATGATTGAATTGGAGGCGGAATATCTATTCCGTTAATTATGGGACAACTTACCTACACCGACGTTAAAAAACAAAGTCTAAGCGTGTTTAGCCAATTTGGAGAAAAACGCTGGATCCCGTTCAGCCGAGAGAACGCGAAAACGCCGCGCCTCAACGCGGAAGACCTGCAAAATTCTGGGATAGGAAAAGTTCTTGTCATTGCCGCGATGGGGGCGTCTCTCGAGGGCCAGATCGATATCCTTAAGAAATATCGGGATCGTTACGACCTTATGACCTGTGACAAGGGATTCGGGCCATTGCTCGACAAGGGCCTGAAAGCGGATTACGTGATGATTTGCGACACCAACATTCCCGCGCACTATCTCGAACCCTATGTTCTCGAGACGCGCGACGTGAAATTGATCGCATCGTGTTATGCCAATTTGTTCTGGACAAAGACCTGGCTGGGGGACAAATACTTTTTTATCAACCGCGACGCCATCGAATCGGAAGAGGTATTCAAGCCGATCATGGGGCCGGGTACGACGATGATTCCGGCCAGTTCGAATGTCTCTAATGCCATGGTGGTTTTTTGGACCCGCTCGGATGAGACACAACAACGAAATTGGGGCGGCTATGAAAAATATCTGCTTGTCGGGTTCGATTATTCCTGGCGGCCGGAAGGCAACTATTACGCATGGATGAACCCAAAACCGAAGTGCCATTACATGAAGCAGATCACAAATCTCGACATGAATGGCGACTATGTCTTTACCAGCCACAACCTCATGTTTTCGGCTCGCTGGTTGCTTCAGTACCTCACCGCTTTTCGAGGATTGCCGGTCTTTAATTGTTCGGGACGTGGACTGCTGGACGTGCCGCGCAAAGCGTCGCTGGAGCGGGAATTAGCGGCCATCTGTCCGCGCAAGGAGTCGCGGGACCAAATCAAAAATCTGTACGAAATTACGCGAAGCGGTTATGCGTCCTATGTGGCCGCGAAAGCCGCCTTCGATAAAGCAAGGGAGGAATTCTTATGGCAGTAGGAGGAAGCGCTTCACCGGTCGTACCGTCATACGTTGCTTTGGGGAAAGAGTCGAGTTTTGGCACCTACGCCAGTGCTACCACTGCCGTAGAGGCCCTGTCCTGCTCATTCCGCACGGATGTGCGGAGCATGAAGATCAACGCCATCGGTAGCAATCGTGGCTACAACCGCCGCGTGACGCTGGAAAAAACGGCGGGAGGAACGCTCGAAACGTACCTCCATCCGCAGGAGTCGGTCTTGTTAGTGGCTGCGGCGATGGGTGGGGGCGTGGCCTCGTCAGTAACAAGCGTCGGGGGCACCTATACGCATAGCGTGACGGCGGGGAACTTCAACACCGCGCCCGCGTCACTCTCCTTCAACGTTCGCAAAGGCGATACGCTCACCTGGCGGTATTCGGGCGGCCGCGTGAACAGCCTCCGGATTGCCGCGGCGGTCAACGAACCGGTCCGGCTAACGGCTGAAATGGTCTTCAAGGATTCGACGCTCCAGTCGGACGACATTTCGGGCAACCTGAGCATCTCCACGGTGTTGCCGTTTACCTTTGTCCAAGGAAAATACCGCTATGCGGCGAATGAGACGAACGCTGGCACGTCGACCGCGGAGGAGCCGATTCTCGGATTCGAATTAACCGTGAATAACAACTTCGCTACCGGCCCGGAATCCCGCGAATTGGGATCGGCGGTTTATTCCGTCATTCCGGCGACGAAACGAGACATTAGTTTCTCCGTTCGACAGCGGTTCGATACATCGACCACCTATAACCGCTTCATTCAAGCCACGCAAGGCGCGGTCGAATTGTTCTTTCAGGGCGCTCAAATTACGAGCAGTTCTTCCGTCGCCAAGAATTACGAAATGACCGTCCGGCTGCCGAAGGTGTTTTACGTGGGATCCGACCCGATCATGAACAGCCCGAACGAGATCCTGGTTTCAGAGATCCCGTTCGACGTGGTTGTCGACGATCCGGACACCACGACCGGAAAAGACATCGGCATTACGTTTCAAAACGAGATTGCGTCTTACTAATGTGGTTTCGGTCTGATGGACCCGAGCGCATCAAAGCTCGGTTGCACCGCCATACACGAGTAACGATTAAAGGCGTAACGTTCACCATACGCCAAATTAATCCGTTGCTCGATTTTCCGTCGGACAAGATCCCGTCGCTTTTTACTGATTTTCAGTCAAAGCGCGGAACCCCGCCGCCTCCCCAAGACAACGCAAAGCAAACGATCGAAAAAATGACCGAGGACATGAGGCTCGTGATCCAGGCCGGTCTGGTTGCTCCGCGCCTTGGGGACACGGCAGGCGGGGGATCTTTGACGATGGATGATTTATTCAGGGATTTGGACGTCGCCGTTCAACTCTACTATGCGATTTGGGACCATTCCACGCGCCGCCTACGCGGGCTGAAAGGGCTTTTTTTTTCGATCGTAGTAAAGCTGTTGCCATCTATTTTATGGCTCAGAAGTATGGGCGGACTCCCGCGGAACTCGTCGACCCAGAAGGAGATTTCAGCGTGATGGAATCCCAGGTATTCAATCTGTTTATTACGCACGTCGGCATGACCCAGGAGAAACAGAGTGGGGAATAACGTCGCCGAACTCATTCTAAAGCTCAAGGACTTGGCGTCCGATAAGCTCCAAGGCCTGAGCACCCGATTGAACGCGCTCCGCGGCAATTGGCTGGCCGTCACAGCCGCCGCCACGGCGATGACCGCCGTCGTCGTGTCCTCGGTCAAAGAATATTTAGAGAGCGAACGGGCGGTCAATCGCCTCAACGTCGCGCTAAAAAACCAGGGCATTTTCTCGCAAGAGATGTCGAAGCATTTGCAGGATTACGCCAAGGATCTTTCTCGCGCGACCACGTTTACAGACGAGGCGATCCTTGAAACGCAAACGATGCTCACGACCTTTGGGCTGGCGGGCGAGCAGATGAAAGCCGTGACTCGGGCGGCGCTGGATCTTTCCAAAGGGCTTGAAATCGACCTGCGGACTGCGACCTTGCTCATGGGCAAAGCGGCGGCCGGTGAAACGGCGACGTTGGCACGCTATGGAATTAAGATTGACGAAACGGCCTCCTCCGGTGGAAAACTCGCGGCCGTCCTGCAACAAATCAATGCGCGGTTCGGGGGATCGGCGCAGAGCGAACTAAACACATACGCGGGACGCATCACTAACCTCAGTAACCGGTTCCAAGATTTGAAGGAGACGCTCGGGAAGGCCGTCATTCCGTTGCTCGAACTGATGCTCGGCTATTTAGACCGCGTCGTTACTGGTCTTGAGAAGGTCTCTACCGCCTTCGATCGCTTAGGCTTTGCCAAAGGAATCCTAACGTCTCTGATTGAAATCACTCGCCACTGGGTCAACGCGTGGCTGAGTCTCTTAGAACGCATCCCAATGCTATCGAAAGAAATTGGGTTAGCCAAAACCGCGTTTAACGCCGCCATGGACGCCATGGAAGAGAAAATCGGCGCGGTCGATAAGGCGGATGAAAAGTTAAATCAAGATATCCTTGATCGGTCTCGGAAAACGACGGAAGCGCTACGAAAAGAGGCTAAGTCCAGGGCTGATAACGAGGCGGCTGCCAGAAAGTCGATGGAAGCCGCCCGGAAGCGGGGATATGACGAATCGGCCGTAGGCCAGCTTGCGGAAATGGAAAGGGCGCACAAAAAGAGTTTTGAGCAACAGGCTAATTTTCACCAGTTAATGCGGGCCCGGATGATTCGTGAGGATAAACGCTGGGAACAGCTTTCCGTCGATGCGATCTTCAAAATACGAGATGGATTCGCTTCAGCATTTGCCGACATGATTGTCGAAGGCGAAAATTTCCGGATGTCAATGGAACAACTGGGGAAAAACATCCTGAAATTCTTTATCGAGGAAGTGATCAAGCAGATGATCGCTCGGTGGATCGCTGGCATGGCGATTATGAATGCGGCTTCGGCGGCGGTAGCTGTACCCGGAGCGGGAGCGGCGGGAGCCGTAGGCGGTGCGGCGGGAGCGGCGGCGGGGTTCTCGGCGTTGGCAGGCTTGGCCGGGATTGCGGGGTTAGGTGCGATACATGCCAACTTAAACGCACAAGAAGGGAAACCGCCGGTGACGCTGGAAGATTTGGCGATGTTTCCCCTGACTGTCACCAAGGACGTGCTCAAGCTGACGAAACTCGACAAAGCGATCGGCAAAATTTTTGGGAAGAGTCCGCAGGACATCGGGGAAACATCGATCGAGGGACAGCGCGGGATTTATGAACGGCAGAACCGCGGGGAGACGGTCGATTTACGAGGCACGGGGTTTCAGGCGAATGTGATTTACCGTACCTTTCGCGATCAATTCGGTCGGGAACCGAGCCAGCACGAATTAGACCGATTGCGCGAATACGCGGCTGGCGAGGGCGGTTTTGAGCGGGGCATTCAGTCGGTGCGGGAATACATGGCGGGCCGCCTTCAACTGGCGCAGGGCGGGGTGATCATGCCGCGCATGGGCGGCACCTTGGCTCGCATCGGGGAAGGGGGCCGCGCCGAGGCGGTCATTCCGCTGGACGATCCACGCACTCAAAAGAAACTCGGTCGGCTCATAGGGGGGCCGACCATTGTCATTAACGCGGGTACCCTGGTTGCCGACCGCATGAGCGTACGGGAATTGGCAAAAAAAATTGACGAGGAACTCTACCGTCTCCAGCGACGGGGAACCTCGGTATCGGATTAACTATGGCACGCATGGAATTTTTGAATCCGAATCTGGTGAATACCACGAGCATGACCGTGGTCAATTCCAACACCGACACGGCGCAATACCTTTTCGACCGAAACGTCTCGATCGGTTATTCGTCGTCCGGTCTCAACACGGCGGGAACGAGCGCCGTTATTTCCATTAAATTGCCGTCCAATACGGTTATTAGCCATGTGTTTATTCAAAACCATAACTTGAAAAGTTTTCGGATCTATTACAACTCGGTCACGGCCAACAGCCTGCATAACACGACGACCAACAGCGCGACATCGACCTATATCGCCTTTTCCAGCGTAACGGTTAATAGTGTCGATATCCAAATGACCGACACGATCAACGCCAGCGAAGAGAAGGAACTCGGGGAACTTTACATCGGATACCGGCAACTCCAGTTTGAACGAAATCCCGCGATTGAAAACTTCGAACCGCGCATTTTCCGAAAGCAGATTCGGCATGAAATGCCGGACGGTGGCGTCGTGCTTTATAACGTGCGGGATAAGTACCGCACGAATCTGCGATGGGAATTTATTACGGACGGGTTTCACACCAGCCTCTTGACCCTCTACCGGAATGCTCAGCCGCTTTATTTTCTGCCCGAGCCTACCACGACGGCATGGAACGGGGAAGCCTACGAAGTGGTGATGTCGGGGGAATTTGATTTCAAACATTCAACCAATGATAAAACGCAAGGAAGGAGCGGGGGGCTGGATTTGGAACAGACCCCGAGCGGCTAATGGCGGACGAAACGATCACCTGGGAAATTGAACGGCCCGTCTCTACCGTTTTTCGCCGCGCTTATATTAAGCGTCGCCAATCGTCCGACGGAAAATATGAATCCTCCTGGCAGGACATCACGCCTTATATCAAGAACTGGGGCCAGTTCGAAGTCTCCGTCGATGACGTGCGGGTGAATCGCTTTACCTTTTCCGGCCTGACCATCGTCGCGCGCAACGACGCTGGAAAATTCAATCCCGAGACAAACGCTAATAGCCTCTGGAATGGCTACCTCTCCCGCTATCGCACGTTGCTGAAAATCGAAGCGGGCTACGAACAAGATAACGGCACGGAAGTGCCGACCGACCCCAGCCAAGGCATTTTTTTACTCGACGGCGAAATCATTATCGACTCGCTGACCAACGAAGCGACGCTCGAATGCCGACCGATCTCCTCCATTTTTGAAGAGGTGCAGGCGAACGAAGTCGATGGCATTTACACCACGATGACGGCCTCCGACATCCTCGCCAAGATCCGCGATCACACGGACGGATCCTCGAATTTCGTGTTTCGAGAACTGATCACCTCGACCGCGTGGGCCATCACGACGACGACCTATTATTACCACCTGCAAACGGCCACGGCCATTGAATCGATGACCGTCTGGGATTTAATGGAAAAACTGGCTGAAGCGGAGAATTTTCTTCTGACGGTGACGCGCACGGGCGGGATTATTTTTAAAAGCCGCGCGGCCAATACGACGACATCGCAGTTCGACCTGAAGGGGGAAGGGTATGCATACCCGACCATTATCAGCCTGAATTGGCACAAAGAGGCGATTGATAAATTCTACGACCGGGTGCGCCTCAAATACTTGGCACCGGAAACGAGCACCAGCTACGTATCGACGGGCACCGAAACGGCGGTGAGTCCGACCAATGTCGCCTGGAAGTACGGATCAAAGACCTATACCTTTGAAAACTCGTTTATTCACAATACCGCCACCGCCCAGACGATTACCGCCGCGCTCTATAACGAGCTTTCCGACATCAAACTTGAAGTCGAGGTAACCTGCCGATTCATGCCGCACCTCGATATAAGCGATCGCGTCCATTTATTTTATACGCAGATTGACCTGAACCAATCGCGCCTGTGGGATACCGAAGACTGGGCAAGTGATGGGGCGTTAGATGCGAGTCGTAACGACGGTCTTTCATGGGATCCGGAACTGGGAGAGAATTTCGATTTCGTGAATACGCCTTTTAAGATTCTTTCCCGGCGCACGGACTTGGAGCAATTTACAACGACGCTCGCCTTGCGGGCGATTTAGGGGGGATTTATGGCAGGGACATCATGGCCGACATTAGCCGCAGGACGTAAAGCGAAAGCTAGCGAAGTGGAACTGAAATTTGACTGGATCGAAGGGCATCTCGTGCCGATGACGGGCGGGAACATGACGACCTCGGTTTATGATTTGGGAACCTCCACGGCGCAATGGCGTAATGCGTGGATCAGCGATTTTTGTTACGTCGGGAACACGGATGTGAAATTCTTAGCACTGTCGGCGCATCTCTGGTAAGGAGGGCTCTTGTATGTCGTACGGATTTCGGCTCGGCTCGTACATCTCAGACACGGTAGGAAGTATTCATCATCTCTATTCTATTCCGGGGACCACGTCCTCGGTCTATAACACGATGCATTCGACCGGCGCGAATTTCCAGGTTGCCGCGAGCAAAGTGTTCTGGATCACGCTAGTGCAATGGCGATCCTCGGCGGCGGCGGGAAGTATGCATCTGGGGTATTCCACGAACGTCGCCTCGGCCACGACCTCGCTGGCCTCGCCGATAACGACGACCGGCTACTACGTCGCCACGACGGCGGACACGCATTACAGCATCACGCTCGCGGTACCTTCCACGGCGGGGAGCTATCCCTTTACATGGCAAAACTCGGCCAATCACTGGTTTAACATCGAGGGGGTTGAGCTATGACTGCCGCTGGACTCCGCACGATGATTGAAGCCTTGGCGACTCCGCTCATGCAAGCCGAAGCGGCGGCGAAAATTCCGGCGGGGGCGGCCAAGGATTTACTCGTTGCGCTCGTCATTGAACAAGTGAAAAACGACAGTTTGATGATTGGCAAACAATGATTGTGCGACCGAAAATCGCCGATATCCCGTTAGAGGCCGCGCTGGACCATCGGCCTATCTGGCAGGAACGCGCCCATGCGGCGATCCGCGTCGGGAACAAAATTAAACGGCTCCGCTCGGAAAACCGGATGTTGTTGAAGGCGTTAATGGCGATCTTGAGCCAGCAGGGCGGCTCCCTGCGGATCCCGCAAGCGCTTCTGGCCGCGCAGACCTATGAGGATGAAATGCTCCATACGGTCGATGACCGCACAGGCGATTGGTTCCTCACACTGAAATGCCGGGGATTTTTTAAACATGCAGGCCCGACGGTTTGAGGATACGCTTCTCGGGTTTATCTTGAAATACTGGGTCGTGTGGACCGTCATTCTCGGCAGTATCGTTACCGCCGTCTATTCCATTCGTACCGTCGACGCGCATTCGCTTTCCCTGCGGGAGAATACAAACAAAATCAGCGACTTGCGGGAACGGGTTGTGAAATTGGAAACCATCGCGCAGGAGATCCCAGAAATGAAAAAAGATATCAAAGCGATCCTCCGCGAGGTTAAGCGGTGAATGGTTCCGTGCCCGACATGCGGGCAGTCACTCACGGTATACATGGATGAATCCATGGGCCGACTTTTGGCGTGTCCTGGCGCACATTGGTATTCGCAGGATTTCTCTCGCTCTCCGGTTTCGATGGAACGGATCGAGAAAAAGGGGGAAACATGAGCATCGTAGAAAAAGCCAAAGAATGGTTGTTAAGTAAGGCATTAGCGAAAGGTGTCAAGGCGATTGTCGCCGCCGCCATCGCGTGGCTCGCCGCTCAAAACGGGGACGACATCATTTCCCGGTTTGGACTCTCGATTGATTGGTCCAAATTCGAAGTGGCCGTAACGGGCCTTGCCATTGGCGGGCTAACGATCCTGCTAAATTGGCTGAAGGTCCGGCTGGGCGTAAAGTGGCTCTGAGGCCACTTGGCCCGTATTATCCTGTGGGATACTGAATCTACCGACCTGGTCGCCGATTTCGGCGGCATGGTTTGCATGGGGTGGAAGGTTTTAGGCGAACCCCGGCCTCATATCCTGACAATTCGTCATTCGCCGCATTTTAGTGATCGACCGTGGGACGATAAACATCTCGTCAAGGAATCGCTCAAGATCCTGGGCAGTGCGGATATGTGGGTTACATGGTACGGGATGCGTCATGACGTGCCGTTTGTGCGAACGCGGTCGCTCCTATACAACTTCGGCGATCTCCCGCCGGTCGCGCATGTCGATGGCTGGCGCGTCGCCAAGTATCGGCTGAAACTCCATTCGAACCGCCTCGCGAGTGTTCAGGCCTTCCTCTCTCTACCGACCCATAAAACGAGCATCACTCCCGAAATCTGGCGGCGCGCGAACGCAGGGCATATCCCTTCGATCCGTTACATTGAGGACCATTGCTACAAGGATGTCGACGTGTTGGAGGAAGCCTATGACCGGCTGCGTCCCTATATCGCCGATCATCCGAACGTCGGGATGATGGATGACCGACCGGACTCCTGTCCGACCTGCGGGGCCGAGGGGACGTTGACACGGCGAGGAACGTATACGGCGCGGATGCGGAAAGTGTTTCGGTTTAAGTGCGACGGATTGCTCGGGTGTGGCGCGTGGGTGTTGGGAAAATCGAATATCGCCTTTTTATCGCCGCCCGCGATTAATGCCGGACAGCCTAATTCCGTCCGAGGAAATCGTCGACCTTAAGCGTCAGCGTGGCGCGATTCTCGTGCGCTCGGCGACGGGCATAGAGGACTTGGCGCACCGTGTCCATGGCCTGCCAGCGCGAGACGAGCACATCGTCGATATAAAACAGCACACCGCGCCACTGACAGATCAATTCGTAAATCGCTTCGAAGGATTTTAGCGTCGGGCCTGCGAATTCGACGCTGTAGAGTCCGTCGATCTCTTTAAAGGTCGGGAACCGCTGGCACGCGCGGAGGACGAGGGCGAACTGCCGGGACGGGCCTTTAACAAACTCGATACGGACGACCATTAGTCGCTCCAACTGCTGAGCACGCCATTATCGATATACACGTAAGTGTTTTTGCAGTCGTTACAGCCATAGATCCATTGCTCGTGGGTTCCCCACGATCCGACCGACTCGCTTTTATCATAAGGCTTTCCCCAACTGGCGAGGACTTGGTCCCTCGTCATTCCGAGGTGGATGTAGCCTTTTAAAATGGCCTCTTTCGTTTTGGGAGATAAGTGAGGATAGGCTTTCACGAAAGCCTCGCGTCGCCGTTCTTCGGCAGATTTCGTTTTGACGCGCGTTTGTTTCGGGGGAGGATCGCTCGGGGTAATGTCCGACGCCGCGGGCGCGACAGGCGCGGCGGGAGCCGGAGGAGCGGCGCACCAACTGAGGCGCGAATTCCACCAATTGGAAGCCAAAAATGTTTTGGGCGCACAACATGCGGTCATGCACGAAAGCAAGAGCAGCAGAAAGGCCGAATAAATTCGGCGGCCTTTAAGTATCCACAAAAATTTATTAGATTCTACCTTTCCATTAGGGGTCATTTGGGTGTCAGCATTAAAGGAGCGGGGGTCCGTGGTATGTCCATCTTAATAAAAAAATCTAGTGAAGGTTTTGCGTTCACGATGTTTCAACAAGGCGTTATCATCCATACTTCCGTCGACGAATCCGATCTTGTTTTGTTGCGCTTGCAGATCGACGCTTTAATTCCTCGAAGTGTGCCGCCACCCGCAATTGTTCCGCGGGAGTCAAAGAGGCCGGATCCCGTAGATACCGCTGAAGCAGAATCTCCACTGATGGTACTATAGGCAATTCCCCTAGTACCTTCCCGCTTAGATCGATCTTTCCTAACCACAAGCACCGGAGATAATCGCTTTTACTCTTAAAGCCTGCCGCGTGGGCATTCCGCTCAAGCGCAAGCATATCCTCCTCACTACAGCGGATCCGAAAGCTCACCCCTAACCCTTTACTGCTGAGCGCTTTCCTACCCATATGTTTTTGACCCCAAAAAAAAGACTTGACATGATTGTGGCCACAAATTAAGATTAGGTGGCCACAAAAATAGAAGCCCCTCACCTTTCGGCGACAAGCCGAAAGCCAATAGCCCAGAGGGGCACATTTTAGAAAGGGTTAGGGCACGATGCAATATAAAAAGGAGCAGGGCCATGAGCATTCTCAAGACCAAACCCGCTATTGACGCGGGTTTTTCCATTTTGGCCCCCGCCGCGCCTTTGCTCCGCCCTGCCCTAACCCGCAGGGAAACAAAGTCGGCGGGGCCTTTTTTTAAAAAGACCATTCTTTCTTATCCACCGTCGGATGTCGAGACCCTTTTTCTCTGGGCGTCTGCCCAAATGTGTTGGGCCGGACCCACGCTCAAGAAGGGTAGGAGGGCGTCTAAACGGCCTACCCCGAAAGACCTAATCAAGGAGGTGTGCGATGGAGTATTGCCGAGAGTGCGGCTTTGACATTGTGCCGGGCGGTCGTTCGGCTGACGTGAAAGCGCAGAAGAAACGGTTTTGCAGTGCTGATTGCGAGGCGGTTTATGCCGAACGTAAAAGACTCGACATTGAGCATACCTGGGGCTCGTTATGACCTTACGTCCTGTAGAGGTGATTTGGGCCTATTGGTGCGAGGTGCTGGCGGTGGAAGAGGACGCGGAACGGTACGAGCCGATCTATTGGGAAGCCGCATGAGAGAGATCGTCTGGGGAATTGCGGCTTTATTCGCCGGGGTCAATGGCGTTTTCTTGCTCGATTACGTAGCGGGATATTTTCGATGAAACGGCGATACCAAAAACGCCTATGGATGGAAAATCCAGAGACACATGCATGGCAACGAGTGACCAGTATGGAGGATCCGACATTCGTCGAACTGCTGGAAATCGCCACCAAGATGCGGTGGAGCGACTCAACGCTCCTCCGTATGGTGAGAGCGTACCAGCGTAGCGGCGAACAATGCGGACGCCTCGAGCTAGGAACCTAAAGGAGAAACCCATGAAAACGCAAACATCGCAAGATGCTACGAGAGCCCTATCGACGTCGGAGAAGTTCGACTCGGTACGCGGCCTGCTGACGCGCTATCGGCCACAATTAGAGATGGCCCTCCCGCGCCACCTCAAACCCGATCGCTTAATCCGCGTCGCATTAACCTCTGTTCAAAAAAATCCGGCCTTGCTGGAATGTCACCCCATTACGCTAGTCGGCGCGGTCGTGCAATGCGCCCAGTTAGGGCTGGAGCCGGACGATGGTACGGGCAAGGCGTACCTCGTGCCGTTTTTTAACTCGAAAAAGAATCGCAGCGAGGTGCAGTTTATCGTCGGATACCGCGGGCTGATCGACTTGGCCCGTCGGTCCGGACAAGTGAGCGCCGTCGAGGCGCGGGTGGTCCATAAAAAGGATTACTTCGAGTATGCCTTCGGCCTTCAGCCCGCGCTCGATCATCGGCCTTCGACCGACAGCGAACCCGGCGAACCGATCTACTTTTACGCGATCGCGCGATTTCGCACGGGGGACACACAATTCGACGTCATGACGAAATCGGAGGTCGACACCATTCGCAAACGCTCGAAGGCTGGACAGGCGGGGCCATGGGTGTCCGATTACGAGGAGATGGGGAAAAAAACGGTCGTTCGACGACTGGCGAAATTGCTTCCCGCGAGTGCTGAATTTCTCCGGGCCGTCAGTTTAGACGAGCGGGCCGATATCGGGATCCCGCAGGATCTTGGCACCTTAATTGATCCCGCGGAGACGGGCACACCGGTGGAGCAGGCGGTCGACCCGGTCGACATGCCGCAAGAAGTGGGCACAACGTCAAGCGAACTGCCGGGGATGGTGCCCGCAAAGCCGAGCCATGCTCACTGATCAAGCCGAATTCACGTTTGACAAGCTGACGCATACCTACCGATACAACGGGCACGTGATCCCAAGCTGTACGCAGATCCTGAAGCATTTCGGGCTCATCGACGAGACAAAATACACGGCCCGTGGCCGCATGATCGGCGAAGCGGTGCATCTGGCGACCCATTACATCGACAAGGGGACTTTGCGATGGGAGTCGGTACGGCAGGACGAAATCGCCGGTCGGCTGAGAGCCTATCTGCGGTTTAAGGCCGATACCGGGTTCGCGCCGGAGTGGCGGGAGAAACCCTCCTACTACCCCGGCGGGCTGTATGCGGCGACGCCTGACGCGGGCGGTCGTCTGCCGGGGGTGACAGAGCACGCCTTGATCGAAATCAAATGCGGCCAAAAAGAGGCTTGGCATGGCATGCAACTAGCGATGCAGGCGCGGACTTTGCCGGATCGTCCATGGCAACGGTACGTGCTTTACCTGCACGCGGATGGGACGTACACGCTCGATCCCAAGACGGACCAGTCGGATTTTTGCGCGGTCGGGCTGGCGTCGGTGTGGTGGTGGAAGGTCAATAACGGATACATGGAGGCCAAAAATGGACACCCTTAATGTCGCATTGAAGACGTGCGAGGAGGAAGTCGCGCCGATCCTTGCCGAAGCGGAATCCGTCGCGGCGGGCGTGGTCGACGAGGCGGGCTATCAGGCGGCGGTTGAATACCTGAAGAAGAATGCGCTGGCTATTCACCTTGTCAAGCGGCTGCTGGATCCGTTTGTCAACAGCAGTTACGACACGTGGAAAAAAATGGTGGCGATGCGCTCGTTCTGGTTGGACCCGCTCAAACAAAAACGCGAGATCGTCGAACCGAAGGCGGCGGCGTGGCTAGAAGCGGCAGAAGCTAAACGCCAGGAGCAACAAAAACGCCTGGAAGCGGAGGAAGCGAAGCGTCGTGAAGAGTCCCTCCTCGCGCAAGCGGAAGCGGCAGAACGCGCGGGTGATTCGGTTACCGCGGAGGCGATCTTAAACCAGTCGATGGTGGCGACGCCTATTGTGTTGCCGCGGCCTGAGCGGGTGGCGGGTGTGGCGCATGTGGAGCGGTGGAAAGCCGAGGTGACGGATTTTCGCGCCTTGGTGGTAGCCGCCGTTCAGCGACCGGATTTGATGGCGTGTCTTCGCCCTGATCAATCCGTCTTAGACGCCATGGCGCGCGCCCAAAAAGGCGTGATGAATATTCCGGGCGTCCGGGTGGTGAAGGTGGCGGGATTGCGTATCGGATCGCGGGCGGCGTCATGACGCTGTTATTCGTCGAGAAAGACGACTTGACTGCTCAGGAATTAAAGGCCTGGGTTGACGGCACCGGCCCGTTGACCGACCGGGTAAACGATATTCTGATTCGGCACGCCTTAACCTTCGGCGCGATGGTAGTCTCGATCGCGACGCAGGGTCCCCATGTGAGGAATCAATGACGGATTACGACGCCTGCGTTCGCCGCTGGCATCCGATCGTGGATTTAGGCGGGCCTTGGTTTTGCCGAGTATGTCATGAAGCGACGGACGCCTCGTTTGCGACCTGGAGTCGCGACTTGCTGGCGAAAATCAAGGCCGAATCAGCTATGAGCCCGTCCCCTCTCTCGCCTCCTTGCGACGCTGGGGCGGGCTCGACCTTATGAACGGACAGACGATCTTACGGGCGCTCCGCGCCGAATTAGCCTTTTTTCGCCGCGAGGCGATTTATGGCGACACACCGGGCAACCGGGAAGCCGCCTTTCACGTCGCCAAAGGCTATGCGGGCGCGGTGCGTTTGGTGCATCGGATGATCATGGAGGCGCGGGTTCCCCGTAAGAAACCCAAGAAATACCATGCGATCCCGTAACCTTAAACCAGCGGTTTTCAAGAACGAAGCACTGGCCCAGTTGGGGGACACCGCGTACCGTTTATTTACCGGGTTATGGTGTATGGCCGACCGGATGGGACGGCTCAAAGATGAGCCGGGAAGGATCGAAGCGGAGATCTTTCCTTTCAAGTTTCAGCGAGTCAATACCTTGGCATTGCTTGATGCTCTAGCAGGGGGGGATGATCCCTTCATTGTCCGTTACGAGGCCAACGGGGCCAAATATATCCAAATCGTAAACTTTTTACGACATCAAAACCCTCACCCGCGAGAGGCGGCTAGTTCCATTCCACCGTGCAGAAAAAAGGCAATGCCTAGGCATGACCAAGGCAATGCCAAGGACATGACCAGCCGGGCTGATTCCCTCTTCTCTGATTCCCCATTCTCTGATTCCCTCTTCTCTGATTCCTCGCGTGCGCGAGAGACAGGGGGGGAGGGGGGGTCAGAACCGGAGTCAACGGCACACCGCGGCATGGGTCCAGGGTTAGCGCCACCGGCCTACCCGAAGCCCGATCCTAAGCGGGAACCGGAGCGCGCTCTTGCTTGTGTCTACCGCGCCCTGAAGGGTATCCCGCGCGAGATGTGGCGGGAATGGGACCGGGACAACCTGCCAGCCTTTGTCATAGACGCGCAGAAACTCATTGAGATTTGCGGCACGCTTAAACGGGCGGGGGCGTGCTTGGAATATTACTCCGCCCATTGGAAACAAAAAAACTTCACGGGATGGACGATACGCGGCGTGGTCCGCAACGCCTACGAATGGGCGGCGAATCACCCGCCGGAGGAGGACGATGGACCCGTTAATCGCCAGAGCGTTCCTGTGGCGGATGCTGACCCCGACGCAACGGACGCTAATCGACGAGATCGAGAGCAAATTGCCGCCGCGGAGGTACTTGACCGGATTCGAAATCTGCCACCTGTGCCGTCTGAGTCCGAAGCCGATCAAGGACGCGGAACTCGCGGAAATGAACCGCGTGGCGGCTGAATTCGGGAGGATCCTTTGGAAACAACGGTGTCTGACAATGCGAGCCGAACGGCCCGACATCTCGCCCGAAGAGATCGGGCAATACGTCGACTCAAAAATTGAACTGGAGGACTGCCATGCGTGGGTACGATATGCCGCAGAACACTACATTCAGCCACCCGACGTCAAAACGCCAGCAAGCGTCTATCTCGAATAGCTACCGACGGCGGGAATACGCCACGGCCACGCTTTGGTTGCTGGCTTGGGCGGGATTATGGGTTTTTGGACTTCACAAGCCAATTGTAAATCAAATCCTAGGGGCCGCATTTTCGATTTTAGTGGGGTTTCTCCCCCTCTACGTGGTTTGTAGCCACAAACCTGAGATTAGGCCGTCAAATCGCAATTCTGTGCGTTTGGTGATTACTCCCGTCGATCCTCCCATACAAAACTGATGACGGCTGGGCAGGGTTTCATCGACGGTAAAACGCGAAATGTTGCGGGCAGGTTAGGTTTTTTGGGTATGGCGCGGTGTGGCAAGGTGTGGCTTGGTAAAGGAGATAAAAAATGAAAACGCAGTTGATTGAAAAATTGTTGGAGCAATTACTAAACGAGAAAGGCGCAACATCGAACGGTGACGCATTGCCCTTTGTTATCGGCAAAGCGTATTTCTTCCGCACCGTCACTTATCACATGGTTGGGCGAATCGAGAGAGTATCGGGGAATTTCCTGGTGCTTTCGGATGCGTCCTGGGTGGCTGATAGCGGGCGCTTTTCAAATGCGATTGCAAAAGGCGAATTAGACGAAGTCGAGCATGTGGGGGACGCGATAGTGTCCTTGACGGCTATTGTCGATGCTTTCCCCTGGCTACACAAAATCCCGCAACTAACGAAATGACACCGATTATCGGGAATAGCACTACGCTTTGGTTGGCGGTCGGCGGCTTGAGCAGGAGCTGGAGCGGGAGCAGGAGCTGGAGCAGGAGCGGGAGCAGGAGCGTGAGCTGGAGCAGGAGATGGAGCGTGAGCTGGAGCGGGAGATGGAGCAGGAGCAGGAGCAGGAGCAGGAGCTGGAGCGGGAGCAGGAGCGGCGAGCAGGAGCGGCTGTAGCTGGAGCAGGAGCAGAAGCCGAGTTGGCTAAATGACAATTAACCCCGAATCACTCTTTGATGAATCTTTTTATTGTAGCAGGGCAAGAACAGGGAGCCATGCGCTGAATCGCCGACCTGGACAAGGGGGAGTAGGTGAGTTTTGAGTTAAACAAGATCTACGTCGGTGACTGTTTGGAAATAATGCGTTCTTGGCCAGATGCCTTTGTGCAAACGGTCGTAACTTCACCGCCGTATTGGGGCCTCCGTGATTATGGTGTGCCCGGACAGCTCGGATTAGAGCCGACCCCTGTGGAATATGTTTCCAAAATGGTTAATGTGTTCCGCGAGGTCCGGCGCATTTTGCGCGATGACGGAACACTGTGGCTTAACTTGGGCGATTGCTATACGAGCGGTGGCAGTAGTACGCACGGCACACGTAAGGGTTACAAGCAAGAATCCAATGCCGGATCTATACAGATGCAATACGCTCGCCCAAATCTTCCAGCGGGTCTCAAACCTAAAGACTTGGTCGGAATACCATGGCGCGTAGCCTTCGCACTCCAATCTGACGGCTGGTATTTGCGCTCGGACATCATTTGGGCCAAAACAAACGGGATGCCGGAGAGCGTCACTGACAGGCCGACGAAAGCGCATGAATACTTGTTTCTCCTGAGCAAATCCGAGCGGTATTTTTATGACGCAGATGCAATCAAGGAGCCAGGAATTTGCACAAAACTTCCAGGACCAAACATGACGGATACGCTATTAACTTATGGTTCTCAGAATGGAAGTTTCCATGAAGACGGTCGGCGTTCCGATAAGCAGCGCGGACACAGTCGTCGACATGCTGGCTTCAATGATCGATCAAACCAGATGGAGCGCGAAGAACAATGTTTTGGGATGCGTAATAAGCGTTCGGTTTGGATAGTGCCCACTGTGTCATTTTCAACAGCCCATTTCGCTACGTTCCCAGCTGAACTGATCCGACCGTGCATTGTTGCCGGCTCCCGGACAAAAGACATCGTTTTTGATCCCTTCATGGGCGCAGGGACAACAGCACTCGTCGCTGCTCAGTACGGCAGACAGTTCTTGGGAACCGAATTAAACCCGGCGTATCTGGAAATCGCTCAGCGGCGTATTGTTACAGAATTGGCGCAGTTAAAAATGGCGATTTGAGACAAATAGCTTTCGTGCCGATTTGGGCTGTGCGGCGTGGGCGCTGATTAAAGGCTGGAACCACAGGCATCTGGCCGCACCCAGTGATTTGAGAGGATGAACGATCATGGATGACATATGCGAATGTGGGCATGAACGTACCCTGCATCAGTTCAGCAAGCGAGACGGGATTGAGGTGGCGCCGTGCCTAGACCCCTGTTGCAGCTGCTTACGGTTTACTAATGAGCCCTACCGCCCGCTCCCTGAAATACCTGCGCGATAACGGGTATACCGCGCAAGTGGTTGAGCGATGGAACCCGTACGCCAAGATCCGACAAGACCTGTTTGGGATTATTGATATTGTCGCGGTCAAAGATAAGGTGCCCGGCGTACTAGGGGTCCAGGCGACATCGGCATCAAACATCTTTGCCAGGATCAAAAAGTCCCTGGAATGTCCGCATTTACAAGCGTGGCTAGGGTCAGGGAATCGCCTGGAAGTGTGGGGATGGGCTAAGCGGGGCCCACGGGGTCAACGGAAGGTATGGACACTCCTAAAACGCGAGATTAGGCCCTAGAATCGCAAATTTGGCGGTCTTCCGACGACAAAATTTCCTTAAACAGATAAAAAGACATGTTTTTTATCCCTTTAACCTTATATTGTTACCCGGATATCGATTCGATAGTTTTGGTTCGGATCTTCGTAGATTCGGGCTTTCCGCACGTGAAATTCGAGGTGACCCCACCCCATCGTTGTAGGCCGCATCATTTTAGCCTCTATATAGGAAGGCGGGTTCTTATTGAAGTCATACCCCCTAGTCGCGGACCCAAGGTTTAAGAGCGCGATGGTCTTTGCCAAAAGGTCAGGTTCGGACCCGGTATGGACTTCTTTTGGGTAAAGCTGATCGAACTTGGCCGCCACGATCTGACAGTCATGCGCCCGGATATAGGCATCCGCGATAAACCCTTGCGAGGTTCGATCAAGTTTTAAGAGCGACGCGCTTTTGGTTTGTCCGCCCCCCTCCCCATGTTGCAAATGAACCACGCGGCGCAGT